TGAAATATCCAGTCACATGCCGGTTGGCGTGCTTCTTCAAGCTGCGCCCGGTTAGCGTCCCTGTCATGTTCAACGCACGAACCCCGTCAATCTTGGGCTGCGCTATGACAGGGAAACGAATCTTCGATTCGTCGTAATCGGAAGCGAGCATTGGCTTGGATATCATTTCCATTCCTCCATCGTTTTTGATCCTTTGGATAAGTTGCAAGGAGCGCACAGTAACTGAACATTGTCGTCCGTATTTGTTCCTCCGCGTGAAAGCGGAATAACATGATCCAGATGCGGGTTCTTCAATTCGCATCCGCAACCATTGCAAAGCCCGTTCTGCTTGTCGTGCAATTCCTTACGAATTCCAGAGCTTAATTCGCCCACACTGTAATCACGTCGCTCTTGGTTCTTCGCAGACATATAGTCCAACTGCCTACGCCATTCCTCTTCAGTATGGTTTTCCTTCAAGTGGCGCTGGCTATCCCAAGGGCGACGGTTTCTGGAACGAGCGTCCAAGGCTCTAGCGTGTTGCGGGTTGTTTGTCTGACGAATAAACATATCGTCCGCGTGGCACTGTAAGCAGCCACGGTTCGAAGTAGAGCGTTCCGCAACATGCCCGCGACCGCAAGGCTTGCCTGTGAAGTACCGGAGCAGGCCTTGTGCTAGAGCTTCAGACCTCGTTACCAATTTCACAGTGGCACCATCTCGCGACGGATGTTTCCACGCTGGCCCTTGAACGTCACCAGCATCGGCGGAGGGGTGTAGCCCCAGGCCTTCGCGGTGTGGTAGGCGACCGGCTTGGGCGCCAGTCGCTGGATGAGTTGGATTTCACGTGCCATTACAGTGTCTCCTTGAATGCGGCCACAGCAAAGGGAACGATCGGCTCAACCAGCTCCAGCATGGCTTCCGCATACACGCGGATTTCCTTCTGTGCGTGCTCGTGCAGACGCAGGCACAGGAAGTGGAACAGGTTATGCAGATCGACGGTTGCGAACATGCGCGAATAAGTCGAGCAGGGTAACACGCTGCGAGCCAGCTCACGCGGGCAACCTTGCGCCAGGAGTTCCTTGTAGAGCGCAAAGGCGTCCATCATGGACTTCCGCATGTAGCTCTGCATCAGAACCGCGTTGCTGTGTTGCTCGTCGGTTCGCATCTGCTTGTTCGACGTGTGCTGGTGCGTGATGTCGTGCAGCTCGGGAACGTAGAACTCTTCCGGGAGCTCGCTGTAACGGGCGCTGACCTCGTTGTAAGACCACGTCCTGTGACGGTGCCACTGCCGGAACACAAACAGCGGAGCCTTGACTTCGAACGTAAAGGTGACCGCTTCGAACGGGCTGGTGTGGTGGTTCTTCATCAGGTAAGCGATCAACTTCTCGTCCTTACCTTCATCTTCACCAGTGCGCCAGTCAGCGTCGTAGCTTACGCGGGCAGCGCGGACAATGGACAGGTCGTTGCCCATGTGATCCACCAGCCGCACCAGACCATGATCAAGAACTTGCTTCATGCTTGCTCACCTGCTTTCTTTGCCTTTGCGGGCAACACGATTTCCAGGGCCGGCGAACCGGGCTTCACGATCAGGGCGCGGTCAAAGAGCTGGCGCTGCTCTTCGGTCAGCGTGCGGTATTCCTTCAGCACGAGGCTCGGCTTGTACTGCACCAGCGCGTCGGCGGAGATACCCGCTTGCACGAACTGCTCTTTCATGGCACCAAGGGCACCAGGATCGATTTCGCGGTTGATCGTGTGCTTACCCTTGAGAACCCATCCGTCAGCGAGCGGTGCGGAGTTGGTGCCCTCAACGGGGGACGGGAAGTACGCGCCGAAAATCTTTTGGCGCAGCAGCATCTCGGACGCCTTGATGCTCTTCAGTTCGTCTTGCAGGCGATACCATTCCGCGAGGTCTTCTTGCGTCACGGTGTTGGCGGGAATGTTGGTCATGCTGCCTCCAGCGTCAGTTGATCACCATCATCGTTGAGGGTGCAGTTAAGTGGCGCCTCGCACACCGGGCAGTCATGTGTCCAGGTTCCGGACTTTTCAGACCGCACAGTCTTCTCGAGGCGGGTTGCGAGCTCTTCAATCAAAGGGCTCTTCGGACGAGCGTCATCGACGTAGCGAAGAAGCTCTTCGTCCGTAAGGTTGGAATATTTGGTGTGCGCCATGATTAAGCCTTGTCGGCGCGTTCCTGGGCGTGTTTGTCGCTGTACGTCCCGGAGCTGTAACGCTTGGACAGCTTGGCGATGTTGTGCTCAAGCACTTCCTGGCGGGTGATGCCCAACCCCTGACGCAGGCCTTCCATGTAGAACTCAAGGTCGCCGAGTTCCTCAACCACGTTGGCGCGGTCGATGGGCTTGCGGTAGATCGCTGCTTTCTTGATAGCGTCCAGCAGTTCGCCAGCTTCACCAGCGATGCCGACTGCCATGTGCAGCGAGTGAGCGTCTTCGGGTGTCAGAGTGGCGACAATATCCGCGCCGGGTTTGGCAAGTGCCTGGACAAGTTCGGGGTGAGTAATGGACATCGGATTCTCCTTGGTTATGTGCGTTAGCGCACGTTCGTTACTGTACTGTAACGGGCGTTACTTCACAAGCTCTACAGGACATCAGGGAGGCTGACAATACGATACGCCTTGCCGTGGAAGTTCCATTCGACCGGAATCTTATCCTTCGGCACCTCGACGAGATACCCGCTGTCCATCAAGCTGCGAATGGTGTGGTCAAGTGCAAGCGTCTGGCCCAGCTTATGCTTGACGAATGAGTTCGTACGTTGCAGTCGGATCTGGAGGTACTTCCTAGCGACCACACCAGCCTTCCGCATGTCGTCGGGTATCTTGTAACCTGCCGCGATGGGGTGTTGCAGGTAGTCGGCAAGGATTGACAACAGCTTGCGCTCGCGCACGACATCACCGTCGCCCACGTCACCGTCGGACATCTTACGCCGCATGATGGAAATGTCGCGGTGAATAAGGTTGAGCGCCCATTCCGCGTGCTCCTCCGTCACAACAGGCGACCCCGGACAGTCCGTCACAGCAAGCAACCCCGCAACCTTGAGCGCCTTGAGGTGCGCCCGGTTCCACATTTGACGCCAGGACTCGTCGTCCGTTGCGTTGATCTGCTGGTCACAATGCTTGTCGAATGCGTCCAGCATGATCTGGGCTTCACGCGACAACGCAACGTCAAAGAACCCGCCGGGCGGGCACTGCATCACAATGTCCGCTCCGTTCAAAAGGATGTTCTTTAATTCCTCCGGGATGGGCACACTGTTCGCAGTGTTGAATTCCGGTCGCAGGCCTGCATATTCGATAACAATGAAGCGCGACATGAACCCGTCTTGCATCATGGTATTCGTAAGCGACTCGTAGAACGTGTCCGGTGTCGTTTCGCCAATCATGCTATAGGCAACACCATTGACCGAGGCGACGTTCTTTTCCTTGTCGCTGTACCCGATACCGCCAACGATGGTGCCCGCCGACGACTTTTGATACAGGTTCGTCATGACGGTGCGCAACGACGACATCGGGCCCTCAGTGTGGTCATCACTCATCTTGCGCAGCTTGCGACCCCATTCACCAGCCACATTGACGAAGCTGCCGCGTTCGCTATTGCTGATCGCTTTCACCAGTGCCGGGCCAGATGCGTAGTCGCTGAAATCCACAAACGCAGAGAACGCCGTTGCACCGGAACTCATCATAATGTGGCACAGCTTGCTGATGCTGCTGTGCATGGCTTCTTTACCGACAGCACTGCGGGCGACAAGAACGATATAAAGGTTGAGGCCGCTGCCGCTGATGTTGTATGCACGTCCGTAGATGCCTGCTACCAGCCCAAGCGCCGACACGATTGCAACCTCGCGCACCGGACGCGGTGCGAGTGCGTAGAACCATTGAGCAAGCTGGCCAACAATGCCTGGAGGCCAATCCAGCGTCGATTCCGTTGCAACGGGGAGCAAGCGTTGTGGCGCAGCCTGTGCAACAAGCTGCACAGCGTTGGCCTGGGCCGCAGCAGCCGCAGCGTCCTCGCGTTGCTGCCGACCGCGAATCATTGCCAGCGTGCGGTCAATATAACGATTGTTCTTCTGTGCTTTGTCCCGTTGTCCAAGACCTGACAGACGGAACAGTCTGCGAACTTGTTCATTGGACTTGGTGTAGAAGCACAGCATTGACAGCAGCGACAAGTCCGCCTCGGATTGTGATGGGTAGCCAAGCTCTGCCCATCCACCTGCCCAGAGGGCTTTGAATTTGTCGCCGTTTGCAGCGTCAGCCGCCTTTTGCCAGAGCTCTTCGTCGGTAATGGTTTCATCCTGCTCCACCAGTTCAATATGATTGGTCTGTGCAGCAGCGCGGATCTCCGCCACCAATAAATCCAACAGCTCTTGACGGTCTTCGACGGGCTTTTGGAATCCAGGCAGTGCGTCACCTGTGCAGATGATGAAGCGTTGCTGTGAATACACCTCCACACCGTCACGCCTGCAACCTGTGCCCACCTTACCCCTGACCCAAATGTGCAAGCCCTTCCCGCTGCGACTGCGCTCAGTGTAGCTGTCAAACGCTTGCACAATCTTCCAGAACCTGTCAAGCTGGTCTTGCGGCGTGTTGTCTTTGACGTCAAGGTCAATGCAGGTAAAGCAATCGTCGTCGGACAGGACGAAACCAATCCCGGCACCGTCACCCCATTGGGCCGCTGTAAGCGCGGCGCTGTACCAGTCCGACCAGTTACTCGGGTTCGTTACGCTGGCCCGGTGCCCGCTCGTTGTGTAAGGGCTCTTGTCGGGCGCCGCCACGCACCATTTCGGCACATAGCGCAGTTCGTCCGGTAGAGCTTGCCATTGCGCTGGAATCATGCAGTGACTCCCCGACGAGCATCCAGCACGACCTTCCAGGCTGCGAGGTAGTCTTTCACCTTGTCGCGTTCCCAGATAAAGATCTTGCCCTGAATGTCAATCGGGTCGGGGAGCTTACCAGTGCGCCGAGCCAAGAGGATTGTGGTACGGGTCACGCCCAGCGTCTCCATGATCTCCGAACTGGTGATATACCGTTCGTCAAATTCCCGCTGGGCGTCATTAGCCTTTGACGTCATGATTGTTTATCCTGTGGTGGAGTAATTGCGTTGCATTGTACCGAGCCGGCTTAGGCTTCGCAACGTGAGTTAAGGAATCCACTTCGGAGCTCCGCGAGCCTTAAGCATGTTGAGTGCAATACGTTGTTCCTGCACCTTTTGCTGAACTTCCGCAATACGAGCAGCGCATTCACGCTCGATGACTTCCACCTGTTCGCGCACAGCGGATTCGCAAGCCTTGAGCTCGTTGGACTTGTCCAGGACTTCCTTTTTATACGCCCGGCAGCTTTCAATCCATTCCTTATAACGTCCGGCCTGCTCTTCCTTTGCAGCGTGCGCGGCATCGTTGCGAGGGCGACCGCGCTTCTTTGGCTTGTGTCCGCGAATGTCTTCGAACCGCAATTCTAATTCGTATTTGCAGTGCATGAGAAAGCTATTCGCGTCATACACAAGGAACAACGGCTCGCCTTCCCACCAGCTTTCCCCCGTTGTGAGCTGATAGAAAGGGCGCGAAAAATATTCAAACTGCTTTTGGAACCGTTCCTGAATGTTTTCGTGCTGGCTGGTAAGCAACTCCGGATCAGGATCATCTTTGACCACACTGATGCCCGTCACTTCGATCATGCGAGGGAACTGCCCGAACCTTATGCAGTCAAGGATCAGGCTTTCCATATTTTTGATTAGAGGAAAATGTTCTTCCGGGAACCCCGCATTTATAAGAAGTGTAGGCAGGCGGGCTTCCATGTCCGCACGCGCTTCCGCAAGCTGATCCGCGTTGTCGGGATGGAATAGGTGCTGGCGTACTTCTCCGAACTTTGTTTGATACATGATTGACTCCTTATGGTTGTGACGCGGTGCAGTTTATTTGGGCGTCACCTTGAGCGCAAGCATGGGAGGGTGAGTATAAAAAGAGCGTGGCTTTGGCGCAGTTGCTAACGCAAGAACTGCGATTAGCAAATTAGCAGAAATAGGGCATACCCCCTAGGAACACCATTTCTTTTTGGTGGTGGTATGGTGACCCCATTACTCACTCACCATACCATACTGATAAAGATATACCTTATCTCTATTACTAACTACTAATTTATATATGTTATATAGGGTATATAAGGAGCACTGGTAAGGGTTTGCAGCGATTAGCATCGGGTGCTTTTTGGGTTCGTTATTATGCCAAAAGTGCGTTAGCAAGGGCTGAAATCGGTGCATTCTTTTTGCTATCGGTATGAATTCGAAAAATCCGCAGAAATCATATGAGCAATGCGGCACACCGTTGCGACAATCGCCGCGAGCACTGTGGTCATAATTAACGTGCGTTGCGCTCAAGCTGGTGTGTTCCTATACTTGCAGCAGTTCATTACAAGGAGCGTGGCATGAAAAGGGAATACACTGTGACGGAAGAAGCCTACATCATCATTAAGCAAAGAGGTCCGCGAAATCCGATTTTGGGATCTGATATTGCCGACGCAATGGGTGGAACGCTAGGCGGTGGCGTTGGCCCTGCATTGCGGGAGTTGATAGCAACGGAACAGCACATACACAGGAAGAAAGTTCCAGTGAAAGGCGCGAGGCCTATGTTTGCGTATTGGTACGATGAAACTTCACTTAATCCAGAATTTGGAAAACGTGAAAAGGATTTGACCAGGCGAACTTCGGACCATAAAAGAAATCCAAAGGCAAACGACTATAATGTTCCGCCTCGTGCAATGGAACATAAGGGATCAGCAGACAAACCCGAAGTCACGATTACAATGTATGTCAAACACGGTCCTCTTACACTTACACTGACAGACGCAAAAGATTTATTCACTCAACTCAAAAAGGTATTCTCATGAGCGTAGGTAATAAACATCCGCACTATCACAAAGACGTCAGCAACCTGCAGACGATCGATGTGTATCGAGTGCTCGCATTATTCAACGTCACGGACCCATGTATCCAGCACGCGGTCAAGAAGTTGCTGGTCGCTGGTGGGCGCGGTGCAGGTAAGGACATCGGCAAGGACGTTCAGGAAGCAATTGACAGCCTGGAACGGTTCAAAGAGATGCGTGTCGAAGACACCGTCGGAAAGGACAGGTTCCAACCATGAGCCAGTCTAAAGCGATGAGCCTGCTGGAAGCTGTGGTCAATACGGTCGTTGGCCTGGGTGTTGCAATGGTCGCCACTGCTGCGATATGCAAGGCCTACGGTATTCCGATGACGTGGGAGAACAATTTCATCATCACTTTCTGGATGACGGTGATATCGATTGTTCGGTCGTACCTGCTGCGACGCTTGTTCAACGGTGACTGGCGTGGGCGCTTGCGTCGGTTCCTGGATCGTGCGTCTTGCTGGTACGGGCAGAACGGTCGAGGTGCTCCAATACTGCACAGCCCGCGCCCCTGTGTAGGCTGCGAACGGTGCAATGAGCGTGACGCACTGCGAGCCAAGTTTGACGAGGAGTCAGCATGACACGAAGGTTCCAGGCTCGGGAGTTGTCGAAGAAGTTCAACTCTCGTGAATTCCAGCTTGCGACGGTCATGTACTGGACGCAACGCTGTCAGGAGCTGCTGCACGAACGCGGAACCCTGCCCCGCGAGGAACTCGAATACCTTGCAGAGCAGGCAGCGAAGTTCAAGAACGAGCGTCTGCGCGAGGGCATTGCTGGTCTGATTGGATGGGGTGACGAAGAGCGTGCCGAGCTTGAGACGTTCTGCGCCATCGCCCTGGAAGTCATGAAGCAGGCGAGCCCGAGCAAGTTGCGTGAGGCTGCGCTTCGTGTAGAATTGCGGGTCTTAATGAACGAGAAGGATACACAATGACCCGAATCAATCTAGTCCCGCCTGAAGAGCTTATGGATCAGCACTTGTTCGCTGAGTTCCGTGAGATCAAGATGGTGCCCAAGTCCCTTGCTCGTAGCATTGCGGCACGTGGCGTCGAAGGTGTGCTGAGTCGTATTCCACCAGCATTCACGCTGAACACTGGACACGTCAGCTTCTTCTACGATAAGGGTGCCTACTTGGTGGAGCGGTATGCGCTGCTGAGGGCGGAGCTAGAGCGACGTGGCATCAACTTCAACCGTGAGTCAGAGCTCGACCCGGACGGAACCATGCTTGCGGCGCCTTGGTGTGGTCACTACACTGCAACTCCGGAAGCGTTGCGTATCATTCGTGAGCGCATCGCTGAAAAGATTGCTCTGAAACCGCACTGGTATCGCTATGAAGGGAAACCGATCATATGACGGGCTTTGAGATTGCTCTTACCTGCTTGGCTCTCAACGTGTTTAAGGAAGCACGCGGGGAGCCCGTAGCGGGCCAGCACGCCGTCGCATTGGTGACGCTCAATAGGGTATATCAGAGCGGGCTCGATAAAGACGTGTGTCACGTTGTATTCGAGCGCAAGCAATTCAGCTGGACGATTACGGACAGTGAGGGTGGCGTCCTGCTTCCGCACAAGCGCCCTGACCGCACCAGCAAGGAATGGAAGCGTGCGGAGCAGTCTGCACGCGAGGCGCTTTACATGGAAGACTTCACAGGTGGCGCCACTCACTATCACGAAGTCAAGATTGTGCCTTACTGGTCAGCGTCAATGGAGCGTGTTGGTCGGTGGGGCAATCACTATTTCTACAGGAGCAAGAATGGGAATCAATATCAGGCAGAAGGGTCAGGAGGGCGAGCGCGAGATTCAGCGTGCCTTGGAGCCCATTATTCGCAAGCTGATGACCGATGGGGGATACCCGCTTCCAGAGAAACCAATCGTCCAGCGCAACCAGAATCAGAGCGCAGTTGGTGGCAGCGACTTGTCGAATACGTTCGGGCTCGCTATCGAAGTGAAACGCCAGGAACAACTGTCAATCAACACATGGTGGAAGCAGTGCGAGACCGCTGCAAACGATAACGGTGAGCATCCGGTGCTCCTGTACCGTCAGAACGGGAAGAAGTGGAAGTGTGTCACGCTGGTGTGGCTCCACCTCCCGGGCGGTATGCAGCAGCAAGCCCGCGCCGAGATGGATTGGGATTCGTTCCTGGAATGGTTCCAGCAATGGGTTCGACAGAAACTGGTGCAGGGTGAAGTTCCGCGAGTCTGAGGTCTCTGCTTGTTAGATTGATTCACGCTCCGCTATACTCCGATTGAATTAACATTCTTTCGGAGTATAGCGTGAGCGAATTAGCTGACACCCTGACAAAGCAAGAGAAGGCGCTTCGCCAACGCTTTGTCGCGGAATACTTGGCTGACTATGACGCGGTCGGTGCGGCCATTCGCCTTGGCTATCAGGAAGCATTCGCTCAACAGTACGCCAAGCAATTCCTCACCGAACCATATACGCTGAAGCTCATCAAAGAGAAGGAAGCGGAGTTCGGTATCCTCACCGAAGAAGACCAGCATCGCAAGAAGATCGTTGCTGGCTTGTACCGTGAAGCTCACAGCCGGTTCAACAGCGGTGCGGCCCGTGTTGCTGCGCTCACGCAGTTGGCCAAGATCATTGGCATCGAGGCTCCGGTAAAGACCGAAGTTAAGGTGACCGACACTGCCCCGGATATGAGCCACCTGACGCTGGAAGAGAAGCTGGCAATCAAGAAGAAGCTCTATCCCGATGCTCCCTAACCTCATTGACTTCGACCGCGAGATTGCGAAGGACTCATTCGCTGAGTTCGTCAAAATGGCTTGGCCTGTGCTGGAGCCCGCTTCCGAGCTGAAATGGGGCTGGTCGCTTGACGCGATCTGCGAGCACTTGGAAGCGGTGACGAGCGGGGAGATCAAACGCTTGCTCATGAACGTGCCTCCCGGCTGCATGAAGTCGCTGCTCACTGGTGTGCTGTGGCCGGCCTGGGAATGGGGGCCACAGGGGTTGCCTGGGAAGCGATACCTCGGCACTGCGCACAAGCAAGATCTGGCGGTGCGCGACAACCTGAAAGCACGGCGCCTCATTCAGTCCGCATGGTATCAGGAACGCTGGCCCATCAAGCTAACGGGCGACCAGAACGCTAAGACGAAGTTCGAGAACGACTTCACAGGGTTCCGCGAAGCAATGGCCTTCACGTCCATGACGGGTTCGCGGGGTGACCGCGTTATCCTGGACGACCCGTTGTCCGTCGATCATGCGAACAGTGAGGCCGACTTGCGTGCGGCGGAGCTCACCTTCACGGAAGCATTGCCCACGCGGGTGAATAACGACGAGTCCGCTATTGTGGTCATCATGCAGCGCCTGCATGAAAAGGACACCAGCGGCATCATTATGAAGCGTGAGCTCGGGTATGTGCATCTCTGCCTGCCCATGCGCTTTGAAGCGGAGCGACGCTGCGCCACTCGCATCGGCTTCGTTGATCCGCGTACCCAAGACGGCGAACTATTGTTCCCCGAACGGTTCCCTGAACACACCGTCGTTGATCTGGAAAAGACGCTGGGCAGCTACGCCGCAGCAGGCCAGCTTCAGCAGCGCCCGGCACCACGTGAGGGCGGCATGTTTAAGAGGGCCTGGTTCCCCGTTGTGCGGGCTGTACCAGCTGGCACGCGCTTCGTGCGGGGTTGGGACTTGGCTGCAACCGAGGGGGCGGGTGACTGGACTGTCGGCGTCAAGATTGGGCGTCAAAAGAACGGTAGATTTATCATTGCCAGTGTCGTTCGTGACCGCAAGTCGTCAGCAGGGGTTGAACGCTTGCTGATCAATACCGCGAGCCAGGACGGGTACGAGTGCAAGATCTCGATTCCGCAAGACCCAGGACAGGCCGGTAAGGCCCAGACGTCATACCTGATTCAGCAGTTGGCGGGATATACTGTGACGTCGAGCACGGAAAGTGGCGACAAGGTCACACGCGCTGGCCCGCTGGCTGCACAAGCTGAGGCGGGGAACGTCGATATACTGGAAGGCGACTGGAACGACGCATTCTTTGATGAAATTACCATCTTCCCGAATGGAACGAAAGACCAGACCGACGCGGCATCGCGTGCATTCAACGAGCTGGTGATGGGTTGCAAGTTTGATCTGGAGGCTATGTTATGAGCGAACAAACTGAGCAGACGCGGGACGACGGTCCATACGAGAACGTCTTCCTTAACGTCGGCACCAAGGGCGACCGCAGTGCCTACACGCGAGCAATCACGCCGCGCCTGCTGCAATATACCGAGCTGGAAGGCCTGTACGAAGGGGACGGCTTTGCTCGCCGCATTGTGGATCTGCCTGCTGAGGAAATGGTGCGAGCAGGGTACGACATTGAAGGCGTCGAAGATGACAGCAATGTCCGCGCAGAGCTGGAGGGTGTGCAAGCCCTTGAGAAGCTGTGCGACGCGATGCGCTGGGCCAGCCTTTACGGCGGCTCCCTTGTGGTCATGCTGATCAACGATGGTGGCTTGCTGGAAGACCCGCTCAACATCGAGAATTCCAAGTCGTTGGAACAGTTGCGAGTCTATGACCGCTGGCAGGTTTCGCGTCACAGGAAGTACCTTGACCCGAACGACATGCGCTTCGGCAAGACGGAGCTCTACATGGTGTCGCCGATCGAGGGGACGCCGTACATCGTTCATGAGACCCGCTGCCTCGTGTTTGATGGCGTGCCCGTACCTGACCGCATCCGCGAACGGAATGACGGATGGGGCGCCAGCAAGCTGCAACAGTGTTACGACCAGTTGATCCGCTTCGGAATGGGTCACTATTGGGCGAATCAGTTGCTCGAGCGTGCGCAGCAAGCAATCCACGGCATTCCCGAGCTGACGAACCTGCTGCGCAGCCCGGGCGGGGAAGCACTGGTTAAGAAGCGGGTTGATCTGGTTGATATGACCCGTTCGATCAACAATACGATCGTCATTGACGCGGCTGAGTCATACGACCTCAAGAGCACTCCGCTTTCGGGCGTTGCCGACATTATGGATCGCCTGGGGCTCGCTTTGAGCGCGGTGACTGGCATACCCGAGTCCCTGTTATTTGGTCGGCAGCAAGCCGGCTTAAACAGCACGGGAAAGGCTGATCTGGAAAACTGGTACGCGAAGATCGGTCAAGACCAAGGGAACATCCTTCTGCCTGCGCTGGACAAGCTGGTGACGGTGCAGCTCTACGTGATGGGCAAGTATGTTGAGGATTACTTGATCAAGTTCAACCCGCTGTCGGTTCCGTCACGCAAGGATGTCGCTGAGACCGATTACAAGCGGGCGCAGACCTTCGAGATCCTAAACAACATTGGGGCGCTGGACGCGAGCGAGATTCGGAAGATGCTTCCGGACGAGGGTTATGACATCGACAACGTCGAAACCCTGCCCGAGACGGAAGTTGAAGAACCCGCAATGACCACACCTCCGCAGGGCGCCCCGAATGGCAACGAAGAAGACATTCAACAACCCTGACAGTCAGGAGCGAGAATACGTCCGCCTGCTGCTGCGCTACTCCAGGCAGTTGCAAGCGGACGTGAATCGCGTCCTGCTACCCAGGCTCGACGACGTGATTGTCCAGTATAAGGTGGAAGCACGCGCCGACTCCTGGATTGACACGCTCGACGCACTGATGGCGGAGCTTGCACGGCTTGCCTTTGACGCGCTGGGCAGTGTGGTCACTAGACTGCCCGGTCAGTTCAACGCGGTCAGCAAGTTCAATGAGGGTCAGTTCAAGCTGGTTGTGAAGGCGAACACCGGATTGACGTTGCCCCCTGTGATGCCGGGCGCCCCGTCCTCGTCCTTGCTCGGTGTGAATGTGTTCCGCAGCGAACCGTTCCTGAAACCTCTTGCGGAAGGATGGGTGAGCGAGAACACGTCACTCATCAAATCATTACCGACACGTCTGCATCCCGAGCTCGAGGGTATTGTTCGACGTGGGGTAATGAATGGGCAGTCGGTCAAAGACATCAAAGAACAGATTAAGGCTCGCTACGGTGTCACCGACTACCGCGCCAAGCTGATTGCTCAAGATCAGACTTTGAAGTTGAATGCTGACCTTACCCGCTACCGCTTGCAGAGCGTGGGCGTTGAGCGGTATGTGTGGCGCAGCGTGCAAGACAGCCGCGTAAGGCCCGAGCACGCTGACCGCAACGGCAACGAATACTCCTGGAAGGAAGGTGCGGGCGGTTCGCACCCCGGGCAGGAGGTGCGGTGTCGTTGTCGCGCTGAGGCGGTATGGGGCGAGGAAGATTGATGAATCAATGCCTTTACTTTATGAATCAACCCCGCATATACTCCTGACCATGGAAGCGATCCGATACGACCGTACTGAAATCAAAGCCACTCGCACTGACGAGGGGTATTTGATTGACACGCCGATTGTAGGCCGCGTTGGCATTCAGATGTATAAGAACGCTGACGGCACAATCCGCCGAGAACTGCGACCGCCGGAAGAGGTGTTCAACGCCGATTCGTTGAAGAGCTTTGCAGGTAAGCCCGTCACTGACGAGCATCCCGGCGAACCTGTTACAGCGAAGAACGCGAAGCGTCTGTCCGTGGGCACCATGCAAGGTGAAGGTCGGCAGGACGGAGACAATGTGGTTGCACCGATCATCGTCCATGACGGCGAAATGATTGACAAGATTCTGAAGGGCGGCAAGCGCGAGCTGTCGCTCGGTTACAAGGTCGATCTTGAAGAGACGCCTGGTGTGTGGAACGGCCAGGAATATGATGCGATCCAGCGTAACATCCGGGTCAATCATCTTGCAATCGTTCCGCGGGGTCGTGCAGGTAATGCCCGCCTCAATCTTGATCGGCATGATGCCGTTTCTTTTAACCCTGAAGAGGAAATTAGTATGCCCACTGATAATCTTGGCCGTATTCGGCTGGATAGTGGCCTTGAATATCAGGCCGCTCCCGAGGTCATTGTCGAGGTTGAAAAACTTCGCAGTGACAAAGCCGATTTGGAAACCCGCGCTGACGCTCTGCAAAAGCAAATCGACACCGTCGCTGCTGAACGTGACACCCTGAAATCGCAAGTGGAATCCACCGACAAGGTGCGCTCCGACGCTCTTGCTGTTGCCCGTGCTGAAGTTAAAGCCCGCGCAGAGCTGGACAAGGTCGCTGAAGTGTTCAAGGTCGATGGCGCTGGCAAGACTGACCGCGAGGTCAAGGAGCTGGTGATCAAGTCCGTGCGTACTGACGCTGACCTGACTGGCAAGTCGGAAGACTATGTCAATGCAGCGTTCGACATGACGGTGTCCATGAAGAACGACGTCGCGATGGCTGCACAGCGCCAAGCCGGTGCCCCACGTAACGACGGCAAGGACGACAAGTCCGAGACCGGCAGTTACAAGGGCTTCATGACTCAACTCGGTAACAACAAGGAGCAGAAATAATGCAAACTTCAATCAGCCAATACGGCGCACCCGCCTTCAAGGGTATGCTTGACGGCATCGGCCCGCGCAACGTGCGCAGCTACGCCGCGGAAGAAGCCATCCCGGTCGCGTACCCTGTCAAGCTGGGTACCGACAAGGAAAAGGAAGTTCTCAAGGCCACCGCTGGCGCTGGTGTGGTCGGTTTCGCCCTGCATGACCACGCACGCGAACAAACTTCCGCCGGCGTTGTACAGTACAACGCGCTCGAGACCGTCAGCGTCCTGACTCAGGGTCGCATGTGGGTCGAGACGACGGATGCGGTCGTTGCTGGTGCCACTGCCAACCTGACCGTCGCAACCGGCAAGCTGACCGACGAAGCCGTCGCAGCGGGCATCGAAGCCTTCACGCAAATCAGCGTGAAGTTTATCACTGGCACGACCGCTGCTGGTCTGGCCCTCGTGGAGATCAAGTAACATGAACAAAGATCAGATGAAGTACGACGAAGCTGACCTCCGCGTCATCCAGAACACCGGCCGCTTCGATGCGAACGAAAGCGTGTTCTTCGCACGCCAGCTGGAGTTCGTCAAGTCCCAGACCTATGACATCAAGCGGGTCGCTCTTAGCGCCCTGACCCTGATGCCGGTCTCGACCGCGATTCCGGAAGGCGCCACGACCCACACTTATCGCCAGTACGACACCGTCGGCATGGCGAAGGTGATTGCGAACTACGCCAACGACCTGCCCCGCGCTGACGTGACCGGCAAGGAATTCACCAACCCGATCCGTTCGATCGGTAACGCCTACGGCTACAACGTGCAGGAAGTGCGTTCGGCCATGTACGCTGGTGTCAATCTGAACGGCAAGAAGGCGATGGCCGCAACCCGCGCCCATCAGGAAAAGATCAATCAGCTGGCCTTCTCGGGCGACGCTGACAACGGTCTGCCGGGTCTGCTGACGAACACCAACATCCCGGAAGTCACCCTGGCAGCTGACGGCACTGGTTCGGCCAAGACCTTCGCCAGCAAGACTGCTGACAAGATCGTTCGGGACATCAACTCCCTGATCAACAAGGTGATCACGCAGTCCAAGGGCATTCACCGCGTCAATCAGGTGTGGTTGCCGATCGAGCAGTACGCGCTGATTGCTACCACGCAGAACAGCTCTGCCAGCGACACGACCATCCTGGAGTTCTTGCAGAAGAACCATCCGGGCGTCGAGTTCAAGCAGGTTGTCGAAATGGACGGCGCTGGTGCAAGCGGTGCGGACCGCATGTACGCCATGGAAAACTCCATGGAAAACTGGCAGCTTGAAATTCCGATGATGATCAAGCAGTACAGCCCGCAGCAGAAAGGCCTGGAGTTCGAAGTGCCGGTCGAGAGCCGCTTCGCTGGTGTGATCATTGAGTATCCGCTGGCCTTTGCGTTCGCAGACGGCATCTAAGTAAAATAGAGGGGCTGGTTCGCCAGTCCCTCTATTAACTTCAGGAGAAAGAAATGAAAGTCAAAAACGTATCTGCACGACTGCATCACGTCGGCAATGTTTCCATCGCCCCCGGCGAGGAAAAGGACATCCCGAAAGGCTTCGAGAGCGCCATCAACAAGGACGAACTCGTTGAAGTGAAGGTTGCTGCTCCTGCACCGGCTGCGAAACCCGTCGCACCGAAGCCGGCCGCTCCTGTGCCCCCCGCTGCTCCTGCACCGGCTGCGCAGTAATGACTGAGCTCGAGTATTTCCGGCTTCTGGCGCCAGAGTTTGCCAGCGTCGCTGACGCAACGGTGGAGCAATGGCTGTCAGTTGCTGGAAACCTTGCGAACACTGGTTGCCTGGATACCGAGCGTGCGGCGATGGCGCGGGCGCTGTACGCGGCGCACATGCTTTCTCTTACCACACGCTCGGGCCAAGGTGGCGCCGCGGCCCTGGGGGCCGTTACAAGCGAGAAGGAGGGGGATCTGCAACGTAGCTATGGCGGCGTGAAAGGTGGCGACACCTACATGGGCCAGACTTCCTACGGTCAGCAGTACCTCGACATCACGAAGGCGTGTTTCGGTGCAGCAATCATGACTCGAGTGTGACATGGCGAACGTCAAGGACATCGACCGGGGCTGGAACAACATCGTTCGCGAGCTTGAAAAAGCGAAGCAGATGGAAGTCGCGGTCGGTATCCTTGAAGGTTCCCAGAACGAAGGCACCAGCATCGCTGAATATGCGTCGTACAACGAGTTCGGAACTGATGACGTTCCCTCCCGACCGTTCATGGCGATGTCCTTCGATGAGAACCTTGCGGAGATCAACGCTGACTTCAAACGTCAAGGGGATCAGATGGTACAAGGCAAGAAAACTGCGAACGCTGCACTGACCGTGATCGGGCAGAAGCACGCTGGGCGCATCCAAGCAACGATCACCGGGCGCGACATCCTGCCCCGCCTTGCTGAAAGCACTGTCAAGGCGAAAAAGGGTTCAACGAAGACGCTGGTTGATAGCGGCGC